GAAAAAGATAGGTACGAGTTCCCTGAGCTACGACGCGTGGCTCATGAATCATTTTTATTTTGGCGACCTCAGATGGTATTAATCGAGGCTAAGGCATCAGGGATCCCGCTAACGCACGAGTTATCTCGAATGGGTATACCTGTTGTAAATTACACTCCGTCTAAAGGAAACGATAAACATGTTCGTGTGAATACAGTTGCACCTTTCTTTGAAAGTGGTAGAGTGTGGGCTCCTATGCATAAACAATATGCACAGGAGGTTATTGAAGAATGTGCTGCTTTTCCAAATGGCAGTCACGATGACTACGTCGATTCAATGACCCAAGCAATAATGAGATTTAGACAGGGTGGATTTTTACTACATCCTGAAGATGAGCAAGAGGAAATTAAACCTAGAGAACCTAGGGTTTATTATGGTTAAACGATTAACACGAACGATCCCACCATTGAGAGGACCTAACCCACAAGGGTTGAATGTTCCGTTAAAACAAGTTAAGATAGTCAAACTGGAGAAATTAAATGGCAGACGACAATATCGACAAAGCCCTACCCAACGTAGAGCAACAAGTAACATTACCGGGTGAAGAAGAAATCGTCGAAGCACAAGAGACGATTGAAGAATCATTACCTGGCGAACCTGAAGTTATAGAACAAGAAGACGGTTCGGTTGATATTAACTTTGAACCAGGAGCCTTGAACCAAGAAGGTACTGCCGATCATTACGCAAACTTAGCAGATTTATTACCTGAAGATGTATTAGATCAAATGGGTTCTGAACTTTATTCAAATTATACAGAATACAAACAATCCCGAAAAGATTGGGAAGATTCTTATAGTAAAGGTTTAGATCTATTAGGATTTAAATATGTTAATCCTTCACAACCATTTGAAGGAGCTTCAGGTGCTACGCATCCTGTCCTCGCTGAAGCTGTAACACAGTTTCAAGCAGGAGCGTATAAAGAATTATTACCCGCTGACGGACCTGTCAGAACTCAAATTATTGGAGCTATCACTCCACAAAAACACGATCAAGCAACTCGTGTAAAAGATTTCATGAACTATCAGTTAATGGATGTCATGCAAGAATATGAACCCGACTTTGACCAAATGCTTTTCTATCTCCCTCTTGCCGGCTCTTCCTTTAAGAAAATCTATTACGATGATCTTTTAGAAAGAGCCGTTTCTAAATTTGTACCTGCCGATGATTTGATCGTGCCGTACACTGCAACATCATTAGAGGAAGCAGAATCAGTAATACACACAGTAAAAGTTTCAGATAACGATTTAAAAAAACAACAGCTAGCAGGTTTCTATCGAGACATTGATATTAGACCTGGTTATTTAGAAGATGATCCTGTTACTAAAAAAGAACGAGAGTTAGAAGGTGTTAAGAAAACAGGAAGAGACGAAGATATTTTTCAACTATTAGAATGTCATGTTAATTTAGACATAGAAGGTTTTGAAGACAGAGATGAAACAGGAGATACAACAGGAATTAAACTTCCGTATGTTGTAACTGTTGATACTGCTTCTAGAAAAGTTTTAGCAATCAAACGAAACTACAAAGCAGACGATCCTTTGAAAAAAAAGATCCAATACTTTGTTCATTTTAAATTTCTTCCAGGTTTAGGATTCTATGGTTTCGGTTTGATTCACATGATTGGCGGTCTTTCCAGAACAGCGACTCAAGCGCTACGTCAATTATTGGATGCGGGTACCCTCTCTAATTTGCCCGCAGGATTTAAACAACGTGGAATTCGTATTTCTGATCAGGCTCAATCGATTCAGCCAGGCGAGTTCCGAGATGTAGATGCACCAGGTGGAAACATCAAAGATGCATTTATGACTTTACCTTTTAAAGAACCATCAGCAACATTATTACAACTTATGGGTATTGTAGTGAACGCAGGTCAAAGATTCGCTGCTATATCTGATATGAGTGTTGGCGATGGTAATCAAGGTGCTGCCGTTGGTACAACAGTTGCATTACTTGAAAGAGGTTCACGTGTAATGTCTGCGATTCACAAAAGATTATATGTTGGATTAAAACACGAATTTAAATTATTAGCAGATTGTTTTAAAACTTATCTACCACCTGAATATCCTTATGATGTTGTAGGTGCTCAAAGAAATATTAAACTGCAAGACTTTGATGACAAAGTTGATATTGTTCCTGTAGCTGATCCAAATATATTTTCACAAGCTCAGAGAATATCTATTGCACAAACAGAATTACAATTAGCACAATCTAATCCTGGTATGCATAATTTATACGAAGCATACAAAAGTATGTATCAAGCGATTGGTGTTAAGAATGTAAATTTAATTTTACCTCCACCACAGCCACCTGTACCAACAGATCCTGCTACAGAAAATATTATGGCAATGTCAGGTAAACCTTTTCAAGCATTCCCGGGCCAAGATCATAGAGCCCATATCGATACACACATCGCATTTATGGGAACGAATATGGCTAGAAATAACCCGATGGTTTTAGCTGCCTTAGAGAAAAATATTTTCGAACATATTGCTTTGATGGCACAAGAACAAGTCGAACTAGAGTTTAGAGAAGACATAGTTCAAATGCAGGCTATGCAACAGAATCCAATGATGGCTCAAAATCCTCAGACTCAGACAATAATACAAAACATGACTATGAAGATGGAAGCTCGAAAAGCTAAACTTGAAGCAGAGATGACGATTGAGTTTATGAAGGAAGAGCAAAGAACGATTGGTGAATTTGGCAATGACCCTATTGCTAAACTAAGAGCAAGAGAACTCGATCTAAAAGCTATGGATGATCAAAGAAAACGAATGGAAGGTCAAGAACGAATCGACCTTGATAGAATGAAGTCTATGATGAACCAAAGCCTACAAAGAGATAAGATGGAGCAAAACGAAGATTTGGCTGAATTACGGGCAGATACTTCATTAACTAAAACTCAAATGAGTATTGACGGGAAGTTGGAGAATGATAGATTCAAACAAAGGGATGTAAGAATCTTGAAAGGTCCTCGTAGATAATCTATAATAGGAGACATTATGAAAAAAAATAAAAACAGTCACGCAGGGATGACCCATGTAGACCACGATATGTTTATTAACAAAGATGGTTTTGCAAAAGGTGGAGTTGAGATTGAAGCAACAAAACCTAATGAGTCACAAACTGTAGACGTAAAAGGTACTAGAAGAATTAGACCCGAGAAAAAACCTGTAAAGGCTACTTGGTACTAATATGTGGTTATCGGCAATTAAATTAGCCGTTTCTGCTGGCAGCAAAATTTATGCTAACAAGCAGAGAACTAAGATGGCGATGTCTGATGCACAGCTTATGCATGCTCAGAAGATGGCCGAAGGTAAGGAAGCTTACCAGGGCAAATTATTAGAGGCTCGTCAGTCTGACTGGAAAGACGAGGCAGTTTTGATAATTTTAAGTTTGCCCGTGGTGGTGCTTGCTTGGGCAGTCATAAGTGACGATCCGACTGCTATGGATAAGGTAAAGCTGTTTTTTGAGATGTTTTCTCAATTACCCAGCTGGTTTACAAATTTATGGATACTTGTAGTTGCGAGTATTTATGGTATAAAGGGAACACAAATTTTCCGAAATGGAAAAAAATAGGAGATTTAAAAATGGCGAATCCAAGATATAATTCACAGGTTACTCAACCTAGAGGCACCAAAGCAAGAGTTGGAAAAATGGGTGGTGGCATGATGAGACGACCTATGATGAAAGCAGGCGGAAGAATTGCAGGCGCTGCTAGAAGAGCACAACAACACGGATACTATACACCTGACATGGGTATGAAAGGTGGAAAGATGTATGCTAAAGGTGGAAAAGTTTCTGGTAAGAAAAAAATAATGGCAGTTGGTAGAGGTAAAGCAAAAGACTATCCTGGAATTAAAAAACTTATTGAAATGAATAAAAAAGGTAAGAAAAGATTTAGAGACGGTGGTTCAGCTTTAAAACAAGTTAAACCATCTCAAAAAGGTTTAAAAAAATTACCAACTAAAGTTAGAAACAAAATGGGCTACATGAAAAAAGGTGGCAGAGTTGGTGAGATGATGTACTCACGAGGATATGGTGAAGGTATGAAATCAAAAAGAAAACCTACTGAACTTATGGACAGAGGCGCTATGAAAAAAGGTGGCAGAGTTCATAAGAATACTAGAAGAATGAATCGTCTTGAAGAACTTGGTAGAGTTGATGCTGAAAAAGGAAGAACTCGAAAAGGTAAAAGAAATCTTAGAGATGAGAAAAAAAGAATAGTTAGGGAGCTTAAAAAGTAATGGCTGAAAAGAAAAAAGCAGGTAGAATTAGAAGAGGCATTGATAAAATTAGAAAAAAAATTGCTCCTACATTTGGAGAACAATTTTCTAAAGCTAGAAAAGAAAAGAAAAAAACTTTTAGATCAACTAGAGACGATACTAAAAAAGGAAAACTAGAATATTCTACAATGAGAAAAAAAGAAGTTTCTGATAAAATTGCAGCAGGAAGAAGAGATGATGCAAAAGTTCAACCTAACGCACCTAAGAAAAAAGGCACATATGAAAAAGCAACAGGTACTAAATTAAGTGCTAGAGGAAAAGCTTTCAGAGATGCTAGAAAAGCAGGTAAAAAAGAATTTACTTTTGAAGGTAAAAAATACAGCACTAGATTAAAAGGTGAAAAAGAAAAGAAACCTTTTATCGACATGAAGAAAAAAGTTGTTAACATTTCTAAACCTGAACTATCAGGTAAAACTTCCAAAAAAATTAAAAAAGCTGTAAGAGGAAACACTACAGGTTTTGATATCCAAGGTGCTAGAAAAGGTGGCTTGATTAAAGGTCTTCCTAAACTAGCTAAAAAAGGATTCTAATATGGCTAAGCTTTGTCCAAAAGGTAAGGCTGCCGCAAAGCGTAAATTTAAGGTGTACCCGAGCGCCTATGCTAATATGTACGCATCCAAAGTTTGTAAAGGTAAAGTAAGAGCATCTGCTAAAAAAGGTGGCTTGATTAAAGGTCAAGGTTGCGAGATTAGATAATCATGAGAAGACAAACGAAACCAATCAAAAGTGTAAAACCTACTTTAGGTTTAAGTAAGAAAAAAGAATACTTAAAAAAAATTAAGAATAAAAAGAAAAAATAATGGGTGACTTAAAAAAATGGGTAAACCAAAAATGGGTAGACATTGGAGCACCAAAGAAGAATGGCAAGTACCAACCTTGTGGAAGAAAATCTGCTTCTGGTTCCAAACGAAAATATCCAAAGTGCGTACCACTTGCAAAAGCCACACGGATGACAAGCTCGCAAAAGGCGAGTGCTGTCAGACGAAAAAGAGCGGCAGGGAATACTGGACCAAAACCCACTAACGTAAAAACATTTAATAGAAAATCAATGAGTATGGGTGGTTTAGTTTGAGAAAAAGAGAAAACCCAATATCAAGAAGTAAAAAGAACTACAGACCTACAAAGTCTGGAGCGGGCATGACTAAGAAGGGTGTCGCTGCCTATAGAAGAGCAAACCCTGGAAGTAAACTAAAAACAGCCGTGACAGGAAAAGTGAAGCCTGGATCAAAAGCTGCTAATCGTAGGAAATCATACTGCGCTAGATCACTAGGACAATTAAAAAGGTCA